GGCCATGGCAGGCTGATTCGATATTCGCTCATGCTTTTACTTTCCCCTCTTTCAGCCAGATAACCTGTGTGCGGGCCATACCTTCCAGCGCACACTCCTTTGCATAATCCGCATCTACCAGATGGGTACGGCGGTCGATTTCGTCGTGACAGCTGCTGCAGGCGATGGTGGCGATCAGGTCAGGCGGCTTAATACCAGTACCGCACAGACCAGCCAGGCGGATATGTGCCAGAACGGACGTTTCAGGATTGCCATTGCATACGCCGGGGATACGAACCTGACATTCGCGACCGCGAGCCGCTTTGCGTAAATCAGCCATGTGACCTCCGGGCTTTCAGGCGATCCCACTTCACTTGGGTCAGGCGAGCGGTGTAGCCGAGCAGTGATGGGATTTCGGATGGCTTGAGTTCCGGCTTGCGCTTGCGGCGCGTCCGGACCCGGTAGATTTCGTTGGTGATGATGCGAGCGAGAGGGCTAGCCACGGGTACCTCCAAAGCGGGAAGCCCATTCCATAGCCAGGCGTGATTCGTCTCCCCAGCGGACGCTACGCTCAGCACCAAAAGCATGGATTAGCTCGATCAGGTCGCGCATCTGGCTGACGGTCATTTTACTGGTTGACTGGCCCAGCACCACGAAGCCATCACCAGCTAGATTCGGCACGACTTCCTGCTTAACCAGCGCGGCGGTGAAAATATGCTTCCAGTTCTCAGAGGAGAGCTTGCGGCCATGCCATTCAACCTGGTTGCTGATGTCGCCCAAAATTGCCCAAAGCTTGGAATTCTGGTCGATGGAACGGGTCATCTCTTTTATCTCGATGACGACCGGGCGCTTCTCGTCGAGCTGCAGCTGGTTAATCGCGTTGATGGCATTGGCGCGGATGTTGGTGTTACGGAGGAGGAATTGCTGTTTCATACGGCCTCCCCACAGGAAACCGCAGAATGCAGAAAATCGCCGGTGCATTTCTGCATCGGTGACAGGTGAAGATGTTCAGATTGTGGTCGCATATAACGTCCCCATTATATGCGCAGGGGTACCGCCGGGCGTTCAACTCCGGCGGCACCATGATTATACCACTAGTTTTGAGAAATGATTATCAAGATTCACTGTGGTGCACTGCGTGTTTTAGGCGTGTTCGCGTTCCTTCTGATGCTCGTCTTCATTACTGAAGTCGTCGCCGTCTATGGGCATTAAGTTTTGGCTCATGCCAGTGCATGAGTCTCCTGCCCTTACCGGGCAAATAGTTCCCGTTAAATTTGAGAGTGCTGTTAACTTCCACTCGCCCTCACCCAGGAACTTAATGAGACTTACGGTCTTGCCCACATTTTCAGGGAACTGCGAGCGGATAATCATTGCCAGCCCACCTGCGCGTAATTCAGCCATATCCCTACTCCCCCACCTTAGTGATGATTCCAGCGGCTACCAGTTCTGCGGTGTTGGCATCCTGTTGAGCGTTTACCCGATTAGACCTGCATACCAGCGCCCAAAAATTCATATCGCAAATCATTGCAACGCGTATTTCCGCCGTCAGGCGATAGCCGAGCTTATTTGACTTACCGACTGACCGTCGACGCTTGCGCATTATCTTGCGGACGTGAGCCGCGTTAACCTCAACCTGACGATGCCTTGATGCATAAACGCCCTTAGGTGGGATCTTCCGCGCCTGTTTCTGATACGCTGTTAACAGGTCATGCACGTCTGATGATTTAGTCATATCCCTTAACCCTCCACCGTTAAGTTGATACCAGCCGAGTGGCAGGCTCTTTCAAAAGCATCGACACACAGGTCAATCATGTGGTTTACCTCACCGTATCCAAGAGTTCGTCCGTCTACGTAAGCAGGTAGATTTACGACCAACTCCCGCGCCTCCAGCTCAGCGATGCGCTTCTCTGCGGCTTCCAGCGCCTCTATCAGCGTCAGAATGTTGGCGGGAGAAATGTCATCGCCTGTTTCAATGTAAACGCCCATTCGAGCTATTCTTCCATCAGAACCAGGCCAACTATCAGCCTCGATCCTGAGTTTTGCCGCCGCTTTCAGCTTCGCCGTCAGTTCATCGATATTGTTCATGCTGATGCTCTCCCGCCCCTGACTGCTGCCAGGCACTGATTGAATAGGTTGTTAAGAGGGTTGGCTGTGCTCATGCTGGAGCCCTTCCCCACACCATCAGAACGCGCTTCATGGCCTCGCTCTGTCGGCATTCCTGGAAAATTACGTTCTCGGACTTGCAGCGCAGGGTTGGTCTTTTGACCTGCTTAGCCAGCGAGTAAACGCGACCACCTTTCGCGCCGCGGTGCTTCAGCTCGCCAGTCTTAACCAGCACCGTTATCGCGGTTGATATCCGTCTGTACTCGACACCCAGGCCCTGAGCAATTTCCATAGCGCCACGCGGTTGCCCGTCAGCCAGCAGGTCGATGATACGTGCCGGATAGGTCGTGTTGTTTTCACGGCGGGTTTGCTGGCAGGGCCGAGCGGCCTTCCGCGCCCGGGCTCGCATCAGGTCGGTGCCGATCGTCACTCTCCACGCTTCGTAGGTTTCCTGGCTCTTGAAGTATCCATAGCCAGCCACGCCGATAATCAGGCCAAGCTCTTTCAGCGCCAGGACTTCGCGGTCTACGGCTTTGCCAGCGATACCAGCCATACGAACCAGATCGGCGCGCTTAACAGGCTCGTTATCCCAGATGTGATCGACGATTCGTTGTTTTAAATTGTCCATTGGCTCACCTGACAAGGCCTGCGGCCTTTCCTCTCAGATACTCTTCCCATAACCATTGCGCCGGAGTAAGCGCGCCCAGTGATGCGGCATTTGGCATGCAGCCAAAGCTTTTCCCTTCCGGGTGATAGCCGATTCTGCGGCTCTCGTGAGTCGTGGGGATCACCTCTTCGTGATATTCGAGCGCGACTACCGGGGAGGGAATTTGCTCACCTGATGCCACCTTCAAAGCCCATTCCTCAAGCTTTTTGGCTGCGTATTTTTCGGTCTCGACTTCGCTGAGTTGGCGCTGGTACATTGCCCGGCGAGTGTCGGTCACCACCCAATACATGACCGGGTGCGTCCATGGGAAGTTTTCAGCGCCACCAACGTGAACGCCCTTCTCGCGGCTGTAGCGGTGAAACTCGTTCATCACATCCACGATACCCACGCCCAGCACTGAGTTGCTGTCTTTGCACCGCTTTATGAATTGCCCCGGCGACGGCCAGAACGGGGATGCGCTTGCCCTGGCATGGCGTACGCCTGCCGATAACTGCTCTCTGGTTCGAATTCCGTTCTCAGAGAACGCCGCGATCCACTGGCGCTTTGCCGTCTTCTCGTCAGCATCTGTCTTCAGGTTGGTTTGTGAAGCTGCCGGGAAAATCTGCTTCAGCTGGCGAAACAGCGAATCGACCAGGTTCTCAGCTTCGATGTTGATTACGTTTTTGGGGTCGTAACTACCGGACATCCGGGCCAACGCCTCGCCGTCACGGTTCTGAATTGCTGCCATCAGTTGCATTGTCACAGGAAGTCCTCCCAGCCTTCACGGCTATTCCAGTGCGGGGTTTCTGGCTCACTGCGGCTGCGCTTTGATGCCAGGGGGTTAACGCGGGCGTTTCGGATCCAGACACGGAAGGCTGAATTCCAGTCAATCAGGGTTGTGCCTCGCGCTGTGTGGTAGTCACGGAAGTTCAGAAGCTCGGTTTCGATGCTGACCCCCTTCTCGGCGGCCATGGCGATATGCTCAGCAGAAGGTTTGAATTGAGCCGGGAAAGGAATTCCGCTGCCAGTCGGCAGGCCCATTCTTGTCTTCGCTGCGTCGCTCACAAAACCATCGCGCCCAGAGAGAGAGTTAGGTTCTTTGACTGGTTCAAAAGAGTGACTGATTCCGGGTGAATCTCCTTCACTACCCCCTAGTGAATCTGCCGCACCCCCTAGTGAATCTGCCGCACCATCAAGATTGATGATGTAGACATTGCTGGAATTTCCTTTTGGCCCCTTCCTTGTCTCCTTTTTGAGCAACCTGCAGTCGCAGAGGGCTTCGATATGAGTCATTACTGTTCGGCGGCTGATTTCACACTGATCTGCTATGTATTGGTATGACGGCCAGCACTCACCTGCGTCGCTGGCGTTGTCAGCTAACTTCAGGAGAACAAGCTTGCGCAATGGGTTCCCTACTTTCATCCCCATTACTCTGACCATTAATGACATGCTCACTTGTTGTCCTCCTGAGGATTTACATATTTGAAATTGCCCGGCATAATTACTCCCGTTACTTGGCGTAACACAGTGTTGAGAAGGCCTTTGAAGTGACCGCTTCAAGGGCTTTCGCTTTTTTGGTAGTACCCATCACATAACTCCCAGCATTGATGTGACCATCGTCATCAATGGCCCCACCTGGTCCGGCATGAGCCTGAACAGTGCTGCTATACCCTCGCTTACCTCTTTCAGCTTCTGATGCTCTGGCGCGTCCAGCATGACGGCCTGTTTCGCTTCAGATACTTCCTTCTCAGCCTCTGCCAGGCGAGTCAGCTTGCAGTCAGCACCAATCAGCTTTGTGCGGTGCTCAATCGGCAGAACGGCCATGATTGCCGGTGTCAGCTGGCGCACGTTCTCGCGGTACTGTTCAGAGTCGAAGCGGTTATCGAGGAAACGGAACAACTTCTGGCGCTGCCTGCTTACATCCTTCGGGAAAGTGATATTCACCCCGCCCTGCTCCCGGTACTCATTGACGATCAGCATCGTCACCACGTCCTGACCCTGAGAAGCTGCCCATGAACGGATCGCATTGCGGATCGCGTCGTGGTTATCTTCCTGTTTTTGCTGAGCGCGATTTATCATCACGCCCGGAGAAAATCCGATATTCTGTTGATAAGTAAGTGAGTGCATATACGTTCCATTTGTTTGAAATAGTTAATGTTTATTGGTGTTGTTTATCGTGCACCATTGACAGTCAACCTTGACCACGCCGGGCACCCGACCATATACCGGGCCGTTCGGTACTAATAGTACATTTTATTTACATAACAAATTGCTGCTTACCGATACGACGAATCTGTGCTGCTGAGTACTTGCCGCCAGATGCTTTGGCGATCTTGTCCGCGTACTCGGTTTCTCCTGTAAACTCGGTACGCGGCAGAGAACCACGCTCAATCCATTTATAAATGGCTTTGGGCGTAAGTCCGCAAACCTCAGCCACAACAGACACGCGAACTGATTTGATAACGGCTCCAAATGTAACTTCGTTCATTTGCGTCTCCTGTGGTGAACTTGTAGTTCATATTATGACGGAACTGATAGTACAGTCAACAAAGAATATAGTTGAACTTATGGTTCAATCAAAAGAGCGTGAAAGTTTCTCGCAAAGGCTTGCGCTGGCCTGTGATAAGGCGGGAATCCCGAGTTATGGTCGTCAGGCTGAGATAGCTGACCGTTTGAAGGTAACCCCAAAGGCAGTAAGTAAGTGGTTTAATGGTGAGTCTGTACCGAGGCCGCCGCTCATGGAGAGGCTCGCTTCGTTACTTGGATCTTCAGCTCAATACCTGTATGGATATACAGATAATGATGGTATAAACTCAGATCATTATAAGCGGGCATCGGGTGTGTATCGCGTTGATGTTCTTGATGTCCAAGCCAGTGCGGGGCCAGGGACAATGATCACAAATGAGTTTGTTGAAAAAATAAGAGCGATTGAATACACGACCGAACAGGCGCGTTCGATGTTCAATGGCAGGCCACAAGAAAGCGTTAAAGTTGTGACTGTGAATGGCGATAGCATGGAGGGGACGATAAATCCCGGAGATGAGATTTTTGTCGACATCTCCGTAAATCACTTCGATGGTGACGGGATTTATGTGTTCGTCTTTGGTCGTTCTCTACACGTCAAAAGATTGCAGATGCTCAAGAACCGGCTTGCTGTCATTTCTGACAACCCGGCATATGAACGTTGGTTCATAGAAAATAACGAAGAAGATCAGCTGTTTGTTATGGCGAAAGTACTTATACGCCAGTCAATAGACCTCCGCAGATTTGGTTAGAAAAATATTTTCTCTTTAAGTTCATAAGCTTAAACGCTTGTGAACTTATCTTACCTAAAATATGTACTTTGAGTACTTTACTTTGATGAACTATCAGTACATTATGAATCCATCGAAACAACACAGCGTTTCGGTCAGTCGAACGGCGCGACAGTAAACCATGCGTCGGGAGCGCGGCGGGTTCAGGATGAACGGCAATGCTGCTCACAAGCGAATTACAGATCGCTTTTGCGAGAGCGATGCGTAATTCAAACCTGATAGTAAGGTGGCCCATGAAGAACAGCATCAAGTGCCCGGTATGCGGTCGTGACTTCGATCCACGCACTCCGGTCTGCCACATCAGCAAGTATCACCAGTCAGCGAAGAACTGCGAGCTGGAGAAGATACGCGATGCCCGGCGTCGGCATTACGCACAGAACGAATCGAGCGGGTCGAGTGGCCTGAGGTGAATAAACAAAGGGGTGATGGTATGGATAATAAGACTTATATCCCATCATGCTTAAGAAACCTGCCAAAGCAGCGGCAAAAACCCAGGAAGCAAGCGATTAAAGAGGCCAAGCTGGAAGTAATTGATCTGGCGATCTCAATGCTGAGGAGTGAGCTGAGAAGCGAAAAGCTAACAGGTTTGCTGATGCCTTATCAGAGGGGTTATCTATCAGCGATAAGCCATCTTGAGCAGTTGCGAGATGAGATTTGAACATTCCGGAATTTCCAGATAGTTAGGGTCGCTTCGGCGGCCTTTTAGCGGGTAACTACAGAGGGTAAGGGTATGGCATTTGAAGCGATCACGCCTTTGAAGCGCAGTCAGCGTTTTAAATTGGCTTTGGTGAGAGCGGCAGACTTTGTCATTAGCGAAACCGTCGGATTTAACGCGCTCGCTGGCGACAAAAGTTTTGAGGAGAAACTGGCGTTCAGGTACGCAAGGAGAATCAGCAAGTACCAAGGTGAATTGAATCCGCATTTCAGTAAAAACGTCTACGGGAAAGCAATCCTCCTATACAGAAACTCTTTCTAAAGACCCGCTCCGGCGGGTTTTTTATTGCCTCATACCCTGACTCATTCACTGAGTGGCTCAAGTTATGAGACGGCGGCCATCCACCGCCAACATTTTTGGCCTTCGCATATATGCGCAGGGGGTTTTTACGTTCAGCGGCGCGGCTTAAGCGCGGAGATGATTATGAGTAAACCACAGCTAACACCCCGCCTAACTGAGTCAGAGATGGCAAAGCTAGCGGTTAAAACGGTTCAGGAGTTTGTTAATGCCTGCCACTGCCAAAACGAAGATGACGTTCTTCTGGCGTTAAGCTTCTGGCTGAATGTGGGAATGGAAGCGAGTGAGCTTGTCCAGCATGGGCATAAGGTTGTCCTGCAATGAAGACAGTCACCCACAACGGCAAGCAGTACAGCGCATCGAAGTTAAACGATAACGAGTGGAAGCTCTCATCGGTCGATAAGCCGCGCGAATCCATAACCCTGAACCGTCAGCAGATGGCGTATGCCGGGTTACTTGAGCAGGTGGAGAAACAATCATGACCATCAATCACCAGTTACTCCGTATGGCCCAGCAGAAAGCCCGTGACGCCATTGCACAACGCAACGGCATCAAATGGATGGAAGCCAACGAAGAGATGAAGAAGGCCGCTGGCATGCCGTGGTATCGCGGTAATTCGAATCAGCGCGGAGGTGAGCATGCAGAAATTTGAATATTTCGTGATGGATGGTCGTGCTCAATATGACCTTGAGCGAGCCGCAGTGTTCGAAGCGCTGGGCCAAAAAGAGCCGTCGAAAAAGAGCCTGCAGCGAGACTGGGGAGATATGGGCGCATTTCTTGTGCGCGCTCCGGTAACCAGTGAGGACGCATCAGGCAATTCCCGATGCGGTGCTTTCGAAGTAGTCCGCGAAATCCAGTAATACCCCACCGCATTCAACCATCTGGCAGCAAATCGGTGTCGGGTGACGCACGAATCAATTTCAGGAGGCAATTTATGGCAGCCGAAACCACAGAGAAAGGCAGCCTGTTACAGCGCCGAATTTACACGCAGCAGGCTCTCTACTTCCGCTTTAAGGGTGACAGGGATCAGATGCGAATGTACCTGAACCTGTCTCGACTTGAAGTTCTGAATAAACGTTATTTCCTCGGGGGATGCCCGTTCTGAGGTGGCTATGGAAAATAAAAAAGTTTACGCAGCAATCAGCGGTGTTGCTTCTGCCCTTGCTGAGCAGGGTATCAGAAAGGAGAGGAAACAAGGGAGCCAAGTTAACTACGCGTTTCGCGGTATCGACGATATCTATAACGCGCTGGCCCCGGAACTGGTAAAGCACAAGCTCCTCATTCTCCCCCGCTACACCGAGCGCACAAGCGTAGAGCGAACCAGCAAAAACGGCGGCGCTCTGTTCTATATCACGGTTCGCGGTGACTTCGATTTCGTCAGCACTGAAGACGGTAGTGTCCACACGGTCACCACCTACGGCGAAGCGATGGACAGCGGTGACAAGGCCACCAATAAGGCTATGTCGATCGCCTACAAATACGCGGCGTTTCAGGCCTTCTGCATCCCAACGGAAGAGACGGCGATCGACGCTGATGCCGAGGTTCATCATGTTCAGCCAGCGGCGGCAGACCAGATCCTTGCTGAGTTTACGCAGTACGCCAGTACCGAAAACGACAGCAAAGCGCTCCAGGAGCGTTACGCCACCACATGGTCACGCCTTAACGGGTTTGCTGACCATCAGGCGAAATGCAAAGACGTAACCGGCATCCGAATCAGAGAAATAAAACAGGCGGCATAAATGGCAATTAACACGATCACAGTTTCTGGCAATGTCGGGAAAGACGCAGTTCTCCGCGTCACCCCAAATGGTAAACACATCTCCTCGTTCTCTCTCCCGGCAAAGTCCGGATTTGGCGACAACGAGAAAACCTCCTGGCTGAACTGCAAGATGTTCGGCGCGATGGCTGAGAAGCTCTCAGCAGCGATTGTTAAGGGTGCAAAGATAACTGTTTCGGGTGAGTTCGTAATCGAAGAATGGACCAAGCAGGACGGATCGCAGGTACAGACCCCCACCATCCTGGTTCGGGATATAGACCTGCCGCCTCGCAATGGTCAGCAGCATACCCAGCAGGCGGCATCTCAGCCACAACGTCAGCAGCGCTCAGCACCCCAACCAAGCGAACCACCGATGAACTTCGACTTCGACGACGACGCCCCGTACTGACGTCTGATTAACCCCTATTCAAACCTTTTCACCTCACGGAGGCGGGTTAACCACACCCGCAATTCGCTATGCACCACATATCTGGCAGACGCCACTACTCGAAAGAGACGCTTGTCCGGCTGCTGAGCAAGGACAGCAAAAACTTCATCGCAACCTACTGGAGCGGCGTTAACCCGGGCGACGGATGTTTCAACGCCGGGATTAACCTGGTGACGCACGAACCGTTCTATGCAGGCTGGGGTGGCTCGCTGGAAGAGAAAAGCCAGTACATCACTGCTGCTGAGCTGGAGATGGTGAAGGAGATGTGTGATGCGACGCCGTGGGGGCAGGAGTTCGGCGGGAAGTGCCTCGGGGGGATGGAATATCGACTTAAACCTGAAATGAGGTTGACGCAATGAAATGCTGGAGCAGAAAAGAACTGGCGTTGCTGTGGCGCTACACCAATAACCAGGTCGCACAGATGACCGGGAGCAGCATCGAGGAGGTAGGCGATCGCCGCCTGCAGGCCAATATCGAACGCAATGGGTGGGTTCGTCACAATCCCGAAGCGGTGACTAAGTGGGAGGCGGCATGACCGATTACACCGGAAGTAACACGCCAGCAGATCAGCGTGATTTATGGCGCACGCCACCGGCTCTGTTTGCCGCACTGGATGCTGAGTTCTGCTTTCAGTTGGACGCCGCAGCAGCGCCTCATAACGCGCTGTGTCGCAAGTACATCACCGCCGAGCAGAACACGCTGGAAACACCGTGGGCCGATTACCTCAGCATTCCCGGTTACGCCTGGTTGAATCCACCTTACAGCGATATCACGCCATTCGTGAAGAAAGCCGCAGCGGAGAGCAAGAATCAGATAGGCACCGTTATGCTGGTTCCGGCTGATACCTCTGTCGGCTGGTTCCGTGAGGCTATCGAGACAGCAAGCGAGGTGCGATTCATCACTGCAGGGCGGCTGGCATTCATCAACCCAATTACAGGCAAGTCGGTCTCAGGAAATAATAAAGGGAGTATGTTGCTAATCTGGCGCCCATTCCCGCGGACACACTGCGAGTTCACGACAGTGGAGCGCGACGTATTAATGACTTTCGGCGCGAAACTTCTCGCCCGGCGGGAGGCGGCATGAAGCGGATGACCACCGAACAGGAGAATGCCTTGCGCGCTACGGCAAGAAAATGCAGCGATGAGCTAAAGGCTGAACTGGCGAAGAAGCCAAAGCCAAAATTCGACGCTGTCAGCAGGCCGCTACTGGCTAAGCACTTCGAGAAGATAAAGGGACTTGGCGTCCCTTTTTTATTGTTCGTCTACACGATTGGCCGGATCAACGGCCAGTTCAGGGAGCACTGATCATGGCAGATTTTGCAGACGACGCATCAGCCGTCGAAGAGTTGCAGCGTAATGCTGCGTTGAGTGCTCACAGGATTAACCGTGATGCGGTATCGGCAACGCACTGTGAGGAATGTTGCGAGCCACTGCCGGAGGCTCGCCGGAAAGCGTATCCGGGATGCACGATGTGCGTTGATTGCCAGGGTGAGATGGAGTTACGGAATAAGCAGAGGGGGATGTGATGTGGCCTATTTGCAAACACTGCGGCCGTATGTGCTTGAGCGGGTGGTGTATCAAATGCGATAAGCGGGGGTGATGTGATGGATTACAGCAAGCTGAGTGATGGTGAGATTAGCGTCCTTCTCGCAAAACTTATCAAGCCAAAATATGAAGCAGAAATAAGCCCTCACCACGCAGGCGGCGCTCAGCTTAGTTGGGATTGGTGCGGCACCAAAGCAACCACCGGCTTCTTCCCTTTGCACAAAGCGGAAGAACTTTACCCGGCAATGAAGAAGCATCGAATCGGCTTAGCTCCATTAGGGAAGACCGTCTGGCAGGCATCACACGAATCGGGCATCAGCGCCACTCACCGTAACCCGCTGCGCGCCGTGGCAATCGTCTACCTCCTTTTGCAGGAGTCAGCCAATGTTCAAGCTAATCCAGCGCGGCCAGATATTCGCTGATCAGCATAACTGGCCCGTAATTATTCATTCCACCACATCAGAAGTGGTCCGCTACTGGCGACAGGGCCGGATCAACACCGCGTCAATCGACAGATTTAACAATGACTTTTAGCACCTCGACCACCGGGAGGCGGAGCAGATCCGCGTCGAACTGGAAACGAGTGAGCACATTAAACATCTGCGCGCTATGCGGGCGGCATGAGGAGAGATATGAGCACTATTCAGGATATTCGCAACCAACTGGCAACCATAGCTACAGAGGCGCACAAGGTGGCGTGCTCTCTGGATGTTGGTGATGAGCGCACCGAAGCATTTGAACTATACGAGGCATTACGGCGACTTCAGCGTCTTGCCGCTACCAATCCATTGCTATCTCACTGCTGTGAAGATGACGATGAAGATTGGTGGGACGATGAAGACGACTAACGCAACTGATAGCTGATTCACTGAGTCGGCTATTGGGTGCGAATGCACTGCCACGTTATCCCCCTTTCAGCCCTCCATTGCGAGGGCTTTTTTATAGGTAACCCCATGAAGAAAGGAATGCTGTTGTTGGCCGTTCTGGCCCTAAGCGCTTGTGATGTTAATGATGCCGACGTTGCCAGTCGTAACGTAAGCAAAGCCGCTGATAACTTCGAGGCTCAACGCCGATTCGTTTTCTATAACGGCATCACCGGGGAATTCATGCTGGAGATTACCGGCCTGTGCTCGAAGGATAACTCCAGCACCGATCGCACCCTGGGCGTAATCTGCAAGACCGGCCCGAACACCTTTAAGAAACACATGCTCGGCCTGTCAGATAACGTCACCTGGTTCATGGAAGACCTGAGCGGAACGAACGCCAGCGTTAACCACTACCGCGTGACCTTCAAGCCATCGGTGATCATCCCTGACATTGATATCCGCTAAATCATCATTTTCCCGGCCATCGTGCCGGGTTCTTTTTGCCTGGAGAAAACCATGAGCGACATTATTCAGTTGGTACCAAACAAATGGGTTTCTGAGGAGTTGCTGATCGCCCTGACCGGCCTGACAAAGAACGCGATTAAATCTGCGCGCGAGAAGTCCTGGCTTGAGGGGAGAGAATACCGGCACTACTCCGGCGACTGCCAGCCGAAAGATAACTCCCCTATCCTTTATAACCGCCACGAGGTCGATAACTGGGTAGAGCGTCAGCGCCCGGCGATCCCCCGCCAGAAATCTGCTTAAATAGCCATACCTTCAACAGCGAGGAAAGGGCATGTCTAAATATCCAACCGGGGTTGAGAACCACGGCGGCACATTGCGGCTGTGGTTTATCTATAAAGGGATCAGGGTCAGGGAAGGCCTTGGTGTTCCGGATACACCAAAGAACAGGAAAGTTGCTGGCGAGCTTCGCACATCGATATGCTATGCGATCAAGACCGGAACCTTCATCTATTCATCTCAGTTTCCTAACTCTAAAAACCTGCAGCGTTTTGGCGAGGCGAGGCAGGAGGTGACGATCGGAGAACTCGCCGGGAGATGGCTCTCCCTGAAGGAGATGGAAGTAGCTGAATCTTCGCTCACTACTTATGCGCGCGTGATTGCCAATGTCATGGCTATCATAGGTCCAGGTGCCCTTCTTTCTTCAATAACAAAAGAGAGCATACTGGAAGTTAGAAAGGAATTGCTGACCGGTTATCAGGTCATGAAGAAGGGTCATAAAACAGCAAAGATAGGTCGATCCTCAGTCACGGTGAACAACTACATGACTGTGTTGTTCGGCATCTTCCAGTTTGCAGTTGAAAATGGGTATATCTCAAGGTCACCAATGACGGGTGTCACACCTCTTCGAGAGTCCCGCCCTGAACCTGACCCTATTACCAGAGAAGAATTCCCACGCCTGATAGATGCCTGCCATCATCAGCAGAGTAAAAATCTTTGGGCTATCGCCGTTTACACTGGGTTGCGCCCGGGTGAATTGTGCGGACTTGCCTGGGAGGATGTGGACTTGAAGGCGGGGACAATCACCGTCAGAAGAAGCCTGACGCAGAAAGGGATATTCACGCTGCCGAAAACCAATGCTGGCACTAACCGGGTTGTGCACCTGATCGAACCTGCACTCGAGGCGTTCAAAAGCCAGTATGAAATGACCCGCCTCTCTCAGGAGCATAACGTAGCCGTTAAGCTGAGGGAGTACGGAAAGAAAGAGTTCAGTAAGTGCACGTTCGTCTTCCTGCCGTCGCTGACAGCCAGGGCCGGGAATTACGGCAAGCACTTCTCCATCAACTCCATAGGTAATTCGTGGGATGCGGCGATGAAAAGAGCTGGGCTTCGCCACCGGAAATCGTATCAGTCGAGACACACGTATGCTTGCTGGTCGCTGTCTGCAGGAGCAAACCCGAACTTCATTGCTAACCAGATGGGCCATGCCGATGCCCAGATGGTTTTTCAGGTTTACGGGAAGTGGATGGAGGAAAACAACCTGGACCAGATCGCATTGTTGAGCTCAAAATTAAGCGACTTTGCCCCAACGATGCCCCACAGCAACAGGCCTGCTGCATAATATCTTTATATATCCACTACATACCCTTCGTAGCGCTGAAAATCCATGAATTCTAACGCGGTGCCCAGCCACCCGGATACCGCGGCTTTGATCAGGTCAGATGTGGATCTTTCATGTTGTACTTGAGTCATAATGGCTATCTCAACAGGGTAAGATGCGTACCGCTAAACCGCATTCATAGTAATTAGAACGTCAGCAACACCTTGCAGCACTGCCGCTGGTCTTTCTCAAACAGTTCGATGGCGTCTTTAACATGTTGATACTCAAAGGCGTGAGTAATCAGCTTGTCGGGGTCGATAAGCCCCTTCGTCAGCCAGTCGATTACCACCGGGAACTTATTGGCGTTAAGACGGGACGAGAAAATGGAAATTTCTTTGCCGGTAATCCCCTGCTGCACGATCTGGCTCGGCTCACTGGAGAAGCCCATCAGCACAATACGCGCCGCAGGCGAAGCCAGCGTGACCGCTTCCTGCAGAATGGACGGATGGCAGGCCGCGTCGATAATCAGCGTCGGCTTAATGCCCTTCTCTTCCAGCAATGCTGGCAGGGACTGGCTGCCGTTGTTGATGACCCAGTCGGCTCCGCTGCGCTCGGCCATTGCCAGGCGCTCGTCGATGCGATCGACCACAATCACCTGTTTCACCTTATAAACGCCTTTCAGCGCCTGAACGGTGACCAGCCCCATCGGACCCGCGCCATAAATCAGCGCCACGTCCTGTTCCGTCGGGCTGGCGTGGCCGGGGACGTTAGCTGCGATGGTGAACGGCTCCACCATCACCGCATGCTTATCGCTGATTGCATCCGGGATAACCCAGGCATTTTTAGCCGGTACCACAGCGTACTCACTGAAGCCGCCGTCGCGATGGACGCCCAGCACCACCAGCGAGGTACAGACGTTCGGTTT